CGCGTTGCTTTTTCTTGCCGACAAAACGAGACACGGCCTCTTCGAACGTCAACGACAGTTCCACACACTCGTACAGATCCACGTCGTCAAGAGTCAAATCGTTGAGCTCAACTCGATTGACGACCGCGTCCACGCCCGCGTCCCAAAAACTCACAAAATCGAAAAGCGTCGGAAAGAGTTTCTCGATTTTTTCGCGAACGCGTCCCTGCTCCGCTTCCAAATCTGTCCACTGGTGATTGATGACATCGGCCAGACTGCCCACGATTTTTATGATGTTCTTGTAGTGCAACGTCGTCCACTCGCGACACACGAATCGATGGAAATCGCCGCGAGACATTCGCGACCAATGCCAATTGGTGTAGCGCGATTCGTAGAGCGCGTTCAACAGCTCGTCGCGCGTCTGTTTGACGTACACTTGACCGTCGACCGTTTTCGAAAAGGGACACCACGTCGAATTGTACACCCAATGCGTGATGGTGGCATTGTCGACACAAAAAGGCCAATAGGCGGCATCGGCTTTGGCGAACAAGAGTTTGAAATAGTGACGCACATCGCATTCGTCGTGCACTTGGAAAACGAAAAAACGATCGGCGTAGCGACGATTGCGAATCACTTGACAAATGTTTTCCACCGATAAATTGGGCAATCCGACGTGAGGGGCGTGAAGCCATTTGCGGTACTGACACAGCGAGTAGAGCAATTTACCGGGCACCAGCAACAATTGTTCGCGATTACTCAGCGACACGTGCGTCAATTGCAAGTTGGGATTGTTCATGATGACGCGTACTTCTTTCAATTGTTGTTCCATCTTGTACCATTCGTGCTCGGCGACGGTGGTGACGAGTTGATGAGGGGTCGGCAAAAGTTGCGCCGTTCGCAAACGTTCCATTTCGTTGAATTCGAAGCGAACGCGAGTGCACGCGTGCTTCTTGATGTCTTTGATCGAGTGGCCGACATAGTCGCACAATTTGCAACAGAAAAGAATCGATCGAGCCGTGCGACAGGGGGCGCGACGAAAATGTTTCTTAAACTCCCCGTCGTTGGCGCTACTAAACATACAGAAATCGCAAAACATGTTTCCACTTTTTAAGGTTATCTGCCGTACTTTTGGCCTCGGTTATTTTTCATATTTTTAATCGTCAAAGTGACGAGGAGAACGAGAACACCGCCGAGAGCGAAATAGAGCACCTTTTCCGACGTGGCGGCCCGCGTCGCGCATTTGACGCAATCCGCTTGGCTCTTGACCACATTCGAAGGAGCGTACATGGTGGGGGGTGTAGCGATTGTTGCCGCCGCTGGCATTATTCGCTGCTGCTGTTGCTGGAGCACGCGTTCCAACAAACGTTCCAAACGGTCCAGCCTATCTGCCGTGTTGTCGTTGTGCAAAATTTTGTAAATTGGAGTCTTATTCATTTTTATCTTTAAAAAATTCACTCCAAGAAAAATAATATATTTATCACACACGATATAAATAAATTATGGGCCATTTCCATCACTACAATTTCGATATTGGTAATGGAAATTGTCAGAGAACCGAGCTGTGCGACACGCTCGTCATCGGCGGCGGAGGATTCAAGGGCGTCCAGTATTTGGGCGGCTTGCACTACTTGAAAGAGCACGGCCATTTGGAACGCATCACGACGTATTGCGGTACGAGCGTCGGTAGCATCATTTGTTTGCTGTTCCTGTGCGGTCACACGCCGTCGCAACAGTACGATCTGTTGCCGTTGAAAAAGATTTTCCAGTTTAGCACGCGGCCGCCGTACGTGCACAGTCTACTGCCCACCGTTATGCCCACCTATCTCGATGTTCAAGTCACGTTCGAGCAACTATTCAAAAAAACTGGCAAGTTTTTTTTTGTCATTGCCTTCAACGTGACGATGCGGCGACAAGAGATTTTCAGCGTCATCACTACACCCGACTATAGCGTCATTAACGCCGTTCTCTTCAGTTGCGCCATCCCGTTGGGAACGTTGCCGCGCTGCGTCGAAACCCAGCACGTCTACATGGATGGAGGCATCGTCAACAATTTGGCCGTCGATGTGGCTCAAGATTTTGATTTCAGCGAACGAATCATGGCTCTATGTTTTCGACCGCGAACGTTACCGTTGCCGACGACACTTCCGCCACCGGCACCGGGTCTCAAAGAATTGGTCGACATTGTCTTTAGTGTACCGAGTCGTTTGCTCGACAAGTCGCGTCTCGAAGCGTGCTCGAAAATTCATCGTCTCTACGAATTCGAAGCCGACGGAGGCGGAGTGGAATCCATCATTTCGTTGGATCATGAGACGAAAATAAAACTTTTTCAACAAGGATATGATTTGATTAAAACCACGTTATAATAAAATATGGATTACGCTTGCCTAGGATTTTTCATCGCTGCTATGGCTGCAGGAATCGGCCTTTACTATTTTCTCGTTCGACGCTAAAGACGCGCTCAGTCGTTCGCAAAATATTTCACAACATGTGGATGTTAATAATAAATGATTCAAGTTATATTGACACTTTTAATTGCTGTCGGATTGTGCGCCGCGTGGACGAAAAGAAAATCGCCGTCCCTCATTGAAACATTCATGCCGCCCTTGTCGTATCGATTCGAAGAGCCTCCTCCTCGAGCCATGACGACCACGCTCGATTACAACACCACTAGACAACCGGCGGCATCGATGGTGCCTCAACCGGCAAGAATGATGAGCAGCGACATGCTGGTGCGTCCGCGTCGCGCTGAAGCTAGCGATATGTTGGCACCGCCCACCACCAATTTCACCTTGAATTACACTGTGCCTCCCAATCAGACGAGTAACGTGGCACCGCGCGTCGCCGACGTTCCCTACACTTCGGCTCTGCAAGGACCCGTACCCGACACGCAATACTTGGCCGTGGATCCCATGAACCCGTTGGGTTTGAGCCATAGCGGTCAATTGCAGCCAGTCATTTACCCGCGCGCCGTCTACGCCAACAAGATGAGCCGACTCTTTTCTCTCGGTGATCCCATTCGAGGCGATTTGCCTATCGCTCCTCTATCGGGCGACAATTGGTTCAAACCGGCCGTCACGCCGCACATTGATTTGCGCGAAGGAGCCATGACGGTGATGGGCGGTCGACACAACGACACCACCAACGAATTGGGTTTGCTCAAATACCAGTCCACGTACGGTGGACACAACATCAACGCGGGAGCCGAATTTTCACCCGACAACGAAATGGTCATGCAAACGAGCGGCATGATTCCACTCTACAGAGAAATGGTCAACAATGTTGGCGACGTCACTATCGCCACGCGATATTAAACACACACACGCACACACGCACACGCATATACAAAATTCAAAATAACACACATCTTATTTTGAATTTTTTTACGGGTCGGCACGTCGTCGGATCCAGCCGTTGACGGTGAAACGACCGTTTTCGAACGTGTTGGCACCCGTCACGGTGACGGGCAACACTTGATGCATGCGCGACGAATCGAAAACGACGAGACGGTTTCGAAGCGGTTTCACAATAGTGCCATCGTCGATAAAGACCAATTCTCCACCGGTGAACTGATTGGTGTGAAAATAGTAGACGTAGGTGAGTTCGCGTAATTCGCACGGTGTACAATTGTCCGTGTGTTCCAAATAGAAATCACCGTGACCGCTGCGAGTCACTTGACACTCGAAAGCCGAGTCGTCCAAGATGAAATCGGGATGCCATAAATGACGGCACATTTCGGGCAGTAAAGAGATCACTTTATGGTGAAACAGTTGTCGAATAAAAGCCGGTGTCACATTCATCATGGTCGATCGACGATAGTCGACCGCGTTGGTCACAGTGCCCGTTGGAAAGAAATTCTCCTTTTCGTCCGAAACGGCCGCCAACAAATTCAACACGTCGATTTCGTCCAACAAATCGTCGATAATGTAGACGCTGCTGCTGCTGTTTGTCGTCATGGCGGCCTAGTTTTTTTTACAATAATCTACCTTTAATAGAGATAAAATGTTAAATTCTCAAAAAATGTTATTGGTCTTTGGTGGGTTTCTACTCTTTGTAGTGGTGCTTATCTTGTTGAATTCGTCGTCTTCGGGACCGCGACGACCAGCTGAACCTTCTCTACCGGCTCCTGATGGATGGGAAGGTCAAGTGGCGAGAATCACCAACGCCGAAAGATCGAGTCGCGGTCTAGCTCAACTGGTGTTTGACTCCAAATTGGCCGACATTAGCCGCGCGCACAGCGCCGACATGAACAGTCGACGATTTTTCGATCATAACAATCCCAGCGGCGAAACTCCGGGAGATAGGGCTCGTAAAGCCGGCTACCCGTGGGGAGCCATAGGAGAGAATATCGCCGCAGGCTACGGGACACCCGAAGCCGTCATGCGAGGATGGATGAATTCACCGGGTCACCGTAGCAATATTTTGGGCACGTCGTACAAACGAATCGGTGTCGGCGCCGTGCGTAAAAGCGACGGAACACCGATATGGACGCAAATGTTTAGCGATTAGTAGTAGGCAACTCTTTGAGTGCTTGATTCATTTGATACTCTGGATCGTCCCACAACGGATTGAATCGTTCGTTGTTCCATTGGTGCAGGTCGAAAGAACCGAAACGCCACGAACCGTCGACCACGTCGGCTTTACAATAGTAGACGCACTGTTTCCAATCGTTGGACTGGAGAGCGTTGTTCAAAAAGAGACATTGATGGTCGCCCGTGTAGTGGAGCATGAGTTGTTTGAACAAGTCAAACGACGGCACGATGGCGGCGTAGTTGACGTACATGAGCTTGAGCGATTCCAAGTTGGTTTCGCGAAAGAGAAAGACGCCGTCGACGGCCGTGCGCACGTTCAACGGCATGTCCAACGCGAATTGCATGCATATAATGTAAAACATTCTAAAATGACTTCCGTTTTTAAACAAAGTTTTCTGAATTTTCTGTCTAAAAACGCTAGGCTGATCTGCACAATCGTCTAAAATGACGGCCAACCACTTGTCTTCGTCGGCCAATTCCTTGTTGCTAATAACCTTGGATTGACGTGTCAAAGCGTCGGCTAGCACTTGATCGTCGTACTCTTCGTAGACGAAAAGTGGCGGGAAAAATTCCCTATAAAATTCATTGGCACCTTCACTGCCGGACATGGCAATGCCCGTTTTAATGATATCGCTTTTGGCTTTCAGAATCGATTTGAGCAACGTCGATTTACCCGAACCGGGTTTGCCGACAATGATAATTTTCGAACCTCTAGCTTTTCGATCTTTATACGTGTATTGGTTGGGCAAAATACAATCATAATTGGGCAATTTTTCCAACTTTATCACGTCAGACATATTTTATTGTTATATACTTTCAATATTTAAAATGTGAAAAATATTGAAAGTTTACCAACTACTACCAACTACTGTTTTTCTACCATCACTACTACATGTGACTACCAACACAAAGAAAATTAAAAGTCGACTTCTTCTTCGTAGATAATGTTCTCGCCGCCGCCGAAATTCGAGTCGACCACGGTTGGAGTGGGAGAAGGTTCCAGTGACGACAAACTTTTGACGGCCTTTTTCCACCAATTCTTTCCGGCTTGGAAAACTTCCATGTGCTCATCGTTGGCTTCAATCATGACGCTGGGTTTGAAATCGGTAGTGATGCACGCCATCGACGAATTGGGTGGCGTGCCGACGGCTTGCGACTGGAAAATAGGAGCGTAAACAAACAAGCTGGAAAAGTAGAGCTGTTTGTTGTCCGTAGTGTCGTCCAATTTACCGCCAAAAGGCAAGTTCTCCTGGGCCATCATGGTGACAACAAATTTCTCATACATTTTATCAAAGTTATACATAAAATGTCCCATAGCACTCAATTGAATGGGACGAGTGTGCATCGGCTCATTTTTTTCATCGACAAACAAAACTAAATGACGTCTCATACATCTCAAATAAGATACCGGTTTGTGCAGAGGAGCATTCCACAAGCCATCAACATAACCAGTGTTAAGATTTTTACAAAGTAACGGTGACGAACGTAAAATGAGAAGGCGTGGAGCATCCAAAAGAATACCTGGCTTTTCTTCAAAGCCTTTGGTAATGGGGTCGAGTTTTCGAGTTACAAGTTTATGAGGTTTTCCAACAGCCATCAGTTCAGGTTTCCATCCAGAAGACTTCAAATTGTCTTCGCCAATAAAAAGTCCGGCCGGCTTGTTGATGGACTTACACGATGGGATGGTGGTCGATTTGGCATCGGTCAAACCGGCTTTCTCGGCAAATTTATTGGCTAGGGCTGCTTTGCTGTTCATCTTCGAAAGTTAAAAACAAAATCTTCTGTAATTCTGTCCAGGAAATCAAATCGTTTTCACGCAACTTCAGCTCGTCCGCCAACTCAATGGTTGAACCAGACTCGAGTAAGCCGATTATATACTGTTGCATGTAGGCGCGGTTTTGAATGCACTCGAGTTCCAAGTACTTTTCCAATTTCTTGGCATCGTTGCACATGGAGGCGGTACATTGGAGAATGCTACACAACGCCTCGTCGCATTGGAACAAGGTTTTGCGTTCGTGGGTTTGAAGTTGCTTTTCCTTGACGTAGCGGCTGATGAGACTGGTGAGAACGGAACGAGAACACGCCCCGTTGTCGTTGTCGTCGCCAGACACTTGCTTGATGAAAGCGCGCGTGGCGGCCGTGACGGGTCGATTCTTACCCAATCCCGTGTTGGCATTGTTGCGCGTCTTTTTCACCGTTTCGAGCGTTTTCAACATGGACGCAAAGAGCTTGCTAAACTCTTCCAAATCGTGAGCAAACTCTGGCTCCATCTGATAGGTGTTGATGAGCCGTTCCAGTGTCTCTTTGCACGACTTGATGCTCTCGTTGCGCGTCTGCTTCTTTTGACGCACGTGCAACTTTCCTTGACGAACCATCTTTTCTTGAGAAACCATCTTTTCAGTCATTTTTATTGTGGTAATACGTTCTTTTAGCTCGACGTTCAATATATCTGTAAAATTTACAGGTAATCGTGGTGAATCAAATTTATTTGGCTCCTAAAAAGAATCAACCGAGACACATAAACACACATATACGATGAAAAAACTATCCAAACAAGGAAACTACGGCACCGTCTACGAGGGAAAATATAAAAAAAAGAAAGCCATTTACAAGACCAATAGCTTACCGGACGTGAATTTGCAACACGAACGCGACGTTATGCTCGTCTTGAACAGCGACCAGAGAATGAAATCTTTTTTCCCTCGACTGCTGGACTATAAGGAAACGGCGAAATCGCAGTGTATTGTCATGGAGTTTATCGAACACGAATTCACTCTGTACGACGCTATGGACGAGCTGAACACGAGCGAAAAAGAGCTCATTTATTTGCATCTCTATTGCATGCTCAAAGTGGCCAGAGAAATCTGCGATTTCACCCATTACGACTTGCATTTCGACAACATTCTTATGGTGAAAGCGTCGCAAAGTAAACACGTGTACACGTTCAACGACGGCACGCGTACCATATTGCCGTACGATGACTATCGTCCCATCATGATCGATTTCGGGTTCAGCTACTGTCGGGGCGTGACAGGTTTACGCGCGCCCATGACTCAAACGCATCACTACATGAATCCTATGGTCTTTTGTCCCATCCACGACATTTACATTCTGCAAAAGAATTTTCAGCATTGGGGCGTGGAATTTGAAGTCGGGTTGCGACACGCTCGACGCCATCGACAATTCAAACGCAGTCTTTTTGATTTGCTAGCGCGAGTGACTCAATGCGCCGACTACCCACGCGACGAAGATGAAACTCCGCCCACAACGGAAGGAGGAGCTTCGGGTTACAATTCCGATTGTAGCAGCAGCGGTAGCAGCAGCTGTAGCGATAATGAACGACAATGGCGAGATGTGGGTCGCTGGAAAAGCGTCCGGACGTTGCGCGAAAACCAATTGTTTACGCACTTGTTTCACCTCGACGACTCTATCGTCCCCATCGAAGCGTGTCACGCGACATTGGAATCAAAAGACTTACAGGGGGTACTCATGTATTGGATAAAAACATATCAAGAATGGTACAAGGAAACGGCAACATTTACAGAAGCGTACACGAGTCGTTATTTGGAGTCGACATTGAAATGGTTGAGAGAATTCGCGTGACGACATGTGACCTTTGACGTTGTCGCTGTCGTTTTCTACGTCGATCACGTGCACGTCGATTGTCCAGATTACGTGACGGAAGCGCTATACGAGCGACTGAGGGCCGTCGCCGCCGTTGCTGCTGCTGCTAGTCAAAACGCCGTAAACGCGCCACATAATGTGCTGACAGACGCACGTGTCGGGTCCTCGCGTCTCTGACGCCCAACTGCAATCGGGTAAATGGAAAGCGTCGCCGACGGGAATCATCATGAAAAACATTTTCAACACATCGCTTTTGCGAGATAGCCATTCAATGTGCTTCTCCATTTTTATCTACATCAAACAATTATTTAACAACTGTTATAAGCATTTGCGTAGGTAGAATAGCAAAATTTACGTCCGCTACAGTTTTCGATGCTGGGCGCGTTGTCGGCGGCGGCGGCAGCTGCTCCCGGTCTGTTGTAGAGATCTTGTTGGTGCTGCTGCAGAGGAGGTTGACGGTACGGAGTGTTGTAGTACGATTGCTGAAGTTTAGCCGGTGCCGTCGCCGCAGTCGGTTGATAATGCTGCTGCTGCTGCTGATACTGTTGCGGCGTTGCCTGTTGATAGGCGTACGGCTGCTGCTGATAAGCGGAGGCGGCAACCGGCTGCTCTACTGGATACCCAGCGGCGGCGGCGGGTGGTGGCGCGTACGACGGAGGCGGAGCGTAAGCTGGAACCGCGACCGAACCTTCGATCGCGGACGCGATGAACTGAGCGAAATCGTGTTCGTTGTACTGACCCTTGAAACGAGCGATGGGCATTTGTTTGCGATAGAAAATAACGATGGGTACGTGTTGAATGGAAGCGTCGCTGCCATCCTGATAGACGCTACCTTCGGCTTTCGAGACGACCGACTTGTTCTCGCTCAAATTGACGGTGAAAAATTGCACTTTGCCTATATAGCGAGGCATGACACGATCAATGACCTCTCGCATTTCCACGCAATACTTGCAGTCGCTACCCGTCAGAAAGACGACGGCCAACTCGGACGGCACCTGTAAAGCCAGATATTTTTTGAACTCTACGACAAGAGTCTCGAAAGCATTCGATTGAAGTGTTTGCATCATTTTTCTTTATTCGAATCAAAGATTTATATTAAGAAATAGTTCCAATATTCCATGAAAAATATTGGAACTTATAGAAATTGCATCAACGAAGCAATGCGTTCGAGCCAGTAGGCATTCACTTGCGATCGCGTCGCCAAACACACGCGCAATTTGAAGGGTGTTAGGTTACGAAAAAATTCGTAGCCACGACAAATGCAATAGTGAACCGTATTGAGAAAATGGTCGTCCATGACGTCACGACCTGTTTGTTTCGAAACCTGACGAATTTTGTCGCAATAGAACCGCGTCAACTGTTGCGACACTTCGACCGGAAGACTCTTGATGTCGTACACTTGGACAAATGCCAGCAACGACCACATGTCCTCATCGCGAGCGTCCAGATTGAAATCAAACTTTTCTAAATCATTCATCGTGTGTACACACAAACTACATTAAAATTTGTGAGCAATTTTAAAATCAATTGATATTAATAAATAATAATGGTCAAATCTAGAAAAGGAAAAGGATACTATAAGAGATGTTATTGGTTTAAAAGAGGGTCCAATAAACGTGTCACTACCAAAAGAAGGACGAGACGAAGGTACACTCGTCGTCGTCCGTACCCCAAGACGACCTATTTTGGACCGAGAAATTACGATCCCTCCCTAGATCTCGCGGAAGACGCACCGTCAGTATTTCTGACACCGTCAATAGAGGCTGAGCTGCCACCGCCACCGGATTTCCTGTTGGGACCGGCGGCAGCCAAGGCTCGTCGCAAATCTCGCAAGTCCAAACGTCGCTCCAAGCGACGTTCAAAAAGAAAGTCGCGCAAATCTAGTAAACGTCGCAAGACCAGCAAACGTCGCCGCCGTTATTAATTTTATTTAAATAAAATGGTAGCTCGTACTAGAAAGAGAAAAGTTTGCTTTAGGGCCAATGGAAAACGAAAGTGTTTCATGGCCAGAGTGACAAAGAAATCGCGTAGAAAGTCTCGTCGAACTAAACGCCGAAAGTCTAAACGTCGCGCTTCGGCCACGACCATGAGACGTACCATGCGTCGGTCGAGTCGTCGCCATCGTAGAGCCAGTTTTGCGCCGCAAATGAACGTCATGTACGACTACGTTTAATAACCTCCAATAAATGAACGCAAACAGATCATCGTTTAGATCGACGACCGATTGGGGACCTTCTTTTTGGTTCTTTTTACACACGAGCAGTCTGGCCTATCCGGCGACACCATCGTCGCCTCACGTAAAAGCGGCCATTGACTTTCTCATCTTGTTGCCCAATTTGTTACCCTGTCCCTATTGTCAGCAACACGCTCGAGACTACGTGTCGAAATCCAATTTATTGCAAGCGACCATGTCGCGTCAATCGCTTTTCGAGTTTTACGTCCATTTTCACAACGCCGTCAATCAACGCCTTCACAAACCGCTCGTCGGTTTAATGCAAGCCAGAAACATGTATTCGACGCGCGTGGCGGGATGGGGACCGCCATTCTGGTTCTTTTTACACATGACGGCGTTGACGTATCGAGATCAACCCACGTTTGCAGATCAGACGCGCATGCGTCAATTTCTCGAAACGTTTCACATCTGGTTGCCGACGACGGCAGCCCAACATTTGGCCTACACCTACACGAGTGAAATGGGAGGAGAAGCGTTGACATGGGCGTGTCTGAACAAAGCCAATTTGTTTTACTTTTGGTTCACGTTTCACAACCACGTCAATCGTCGACTGGGCAAAGAAGAACAGACGCTGCAACGCGTCAAAGAATTGTACAAGACAAATTAATTTTTCAAAAAATGTTGTGTAATTCAAGATGATAAAGAATTGGTCAAGAACAATAGAAAAATGTCGGATGAAATCGCGGCGGTACCCGAAGACGACTTGCTCGTCAGCAGCGAAGAAGAGTTGGATGACTATTTCGATTACGATGGAGACGCGGCCATTGTCGAATATCGCAGCAGCAGCGGTGGCGATGACGACGATGACGATCCAGACGAGATGACAACCAAAAAAAGACGATATATATTTCCGAAACCTATCCACTATAATTTGTTCGAGTCGACGGACGATATCGATAAAATGTTCAACAATCACGTCCAAGTGTACACGATACCTCAGCGATGGAACACGAGGCATCCGACGGTGCCGTCACGCGTCGTCAACGTGAAACTCTGTCGACTCTATTTGCTAAAGAAACCGTGCGTCTACAATAATCTGTGTAAATTCGCGCATCATTTTACCAATATTACCCGATGTAAATACGATTTTTGCAAGAAAACTAAACTGATCGGTCCCGGGGTGTTTGTCAACGAAAGTCACAACATGTGCCGACTGAGGCATCACACGGAATCGCTCAATTCTTTCATCTATAGAACCAAACAGACGACCGTCTTTGATCTTCGATTGACTATTTTTAGCGAATTTGTCGACGAATTCAGGAAGCATTTCGTCTTTCCCATGAAATGTAAATCGTTGCACGTGACGATCGTTTCGCGAGACGTCGAAGCCGCCGCCGCTACGGGTTAGTAGTGGTGGTGGTTAAATCTCGAACGCGTTCGTTGGCATTGATGATGCGCCCTCCGTGTTCGAGATATTCTTTTTTGCGAGACAAGTAGTGCAAATTCATGATGGCGTGCTGGTCGACCACGTCGACGACGACGGGCACGTTTTTCGTTCGCATGACTCTGCCCAGAAATTGGATATAGTATTGAACCATGTCGGCAGCGACGAGTAGGGAATCCAATTTGGGAAAATCGAAACCCGTCCCGATTTTGCCAACGGTGCCGATCAAAATGTCGCACTGTTTGTCGTACGTGTGCACGTTGCCCGTGAGGAGGCTGACGACGCGCGACGGTCGCACGGTCAAAAGTAAATCGCGCAACGCTTCACCGTGAGCCACGCGTTTGACGAGCACGAGCCACGTGCGGTCAGCGGGGAACGTTTGAATAATGTCGACCAGTAAACGATGACGCTGCACGTTGGTGGCTTGCTGTTCCAACATGTAGTTCCAGTCGAGTTTGCCGTAAATGCGCCGCTCGAGCATCACTATGCCCGTGTACACCGTGTAGATATCGTGTTTTTTGAACAATTTTTTCACGATGAAATTTTCACCGTAAAAAAATTTAAACAAGACGTGCAGTTCATCGGGACGATAGGGTGTCGCCGTCAAGCCGATGAATCGTTTGGGACAGAATTTCAACAAATTCAAACTGCGTTTTTCGCTGAGCAACAAGTGGGTTTCATCGGTGACGAGCACGTGATCGACCGGGATGTCGTTTAATTTGTGAACGTTGGCAATGTTGATGATGCCAAAATGATAGTCGGTGCCCGTGTAGCCTGGCAAGTCGACGACGAGAGCATCGCCGCTGCAAAACGTGGCGATCGATTCGCGCCATTGTTGAACCAAACAGACGCGATGACAGACGATGATGGCCGGCAAGCGAAGAGAGCACACCAACGACAGGGTGGTTATGGTTTTCCCGAAACCGGGAAAACAGCTAATCATGACAACGTGCGTTTCGGCCAATTTGATGCGAGCATTTTGATGAATATTGACCTGTTCGGGACGCAACGTGCCCGTGAATCGGGGAAACGAGAGACAAGGTCGATACAAGCGATTGTTGCCGCTCGTCGGTACGGCCGAGAAAGGGACACTGAACGTCGGCCAAACACCGTCGACAAAACACACGCGAGTCGTCTTGTCTTCGAGAACGACCGTAAAACGATCGCGTAGACGTTGTTCGTCTTCGACGCGTTTCAAAACGACACGCGTACTCATTATCTTTATGTTGTAGGCGATGAGGCTTTCTGATGCAAACTTAAAGCACGGCCGGAGTGAAACTCTTGGCACTGGCACGAGCCAAAAAGACGGCGGGATCGATGAGTTTCTTGGTGGTGACGGCCGATGCCGGCAAGTAGCCGTACTTGATGTACTGTTCGATTTGAGGTCCCGGATCGAGACTGTAGCACGCGCGACACGACGTGATACTGAAATCTTGGAATGCCGAACCGACCATAGCATCAGCCGTTCGAGGTTTCTTGCTGAAAATTTCAAACATGTAGGCCGGACGCAGACCGACTTTGACGTTTTGCGGTTCCACTAAAAACTGAATGGAATCCAATTTGGCTACCGTCATGTACGAGGTGAGCAAATGATCGAAACGAGACGCGTACGAAAAATGACAACCCAACGGGAAATATTTCGAGTAATTGTAATTGAAACCGTGAGGAGTGGAATCGAGACCCGTATAGCCTTCTTTGTACCAGTAGGCTACGAGATCTTTGGCGGCGCTGAAGGCTTGCGTTCTATCGGCAATCTGAGCGCCCTTGTAACCGTGCTGTTTCAATACGTCCAACGTCATAGCCGGCCACATGGTGCCGTTAGCGGGTACGCTACCGTCGCGAATGATTTGCATGACTCGATTGACTTGTTGGAACAAATTCTGTTCGAAAGCGTTGGTTTGCGTGCGCAATTCCATGAGTTTATCGAAATCCAGACCCAATCCCTGTTCCGATTTGGGAGCCAAGAGCAGACCGAGTTTAGTGTTGACGGCCACCGATTTGCCGACGGTCCACCACAATCCGCAACCGACTAAAGGGTACGTCCAGTAGCCGCGATAATCGCGCGGAGAAACGTCGGCGCAAATGTTGGGCGGGAAACCGCCGGGACAGTCGTCTTTCAGGTCGGTCGTCAAGTATTCGCGCACAAAGCCGCTACGTGACGCCGAAGCGGGAGCTTTATTGCCGATCGTGTACGTTCCGTCGCGATAGCAACGTTTAAAGGTGCCCTTGGATTGAGATCCACCATACGAGCCGTCGCTGACGACGGTCAAACATTTTTCGTCGGGGAATTCGCAAGCCGTCGAAGAGCAATCTTGAGGATACCACCACGGTGGATTGCGACGCGACATGTTGAGTGGCTGACCACCGGACGTCAGACCGGGTTGCATTTCGTCGAAAAACGGATCGGGTTTACTGCTGCACAAATCGGGGACGGCGTATTCGCCCGGATAGACGAAACCTTCGTAAAAAGAATCGTTGGGAAATCCTTTCATGCCCGACATGCCGTTTCGAACGATGGTATCTTTGCGATAATTGCTATCGGGATTGTTGGTATCATAGGCGCGTTTCATGAGCCACGCGTTGGTCAAATTGACGACCATGTAGGGCCACGTGGGACAGTCCAAAAGTTCTTTGGCTTGCAATCGATTAGGACTGTAGATGCATTCTTTGTGAGCGATACGCAAACAATCGCACACGTTGCCGTCAAATAGTCGCGAGTAGTCGAGTTTGGCGTCGGAATCGATGGCCGTCAACAAAGGCATACGATCGGTTTTGTAGTTGGACGCTGAGGCTTTTTCTTTGCCTGGAATCCAATCGAGATAGTAGGCGTCTAAATTGTCGTAGATTTGTTCCAATTTGACCGGGTCAGTCAACGTCGTCATATTTGGCCACAATTGTTTGAAATATTTCGTTAAATTAGCGGCAAGTTTGGCGTCGACGGGTCCAGGCACGGGTACGGGCACGGGTCCGGGCGCGGGTCCGGGTCCCGGTACTGGAGGTTTCATCGTACTATCGGGAGCATTGATGTAGGTGGGGATTGTAAACTCGGGAAACGTCATCATGTCCGGTCTGGGCCAATAGTTGCCGATGGGAAAGCCTAGCGACTGTTCCGAATAGGCACCGTAAGGCGTGTAGGCCGCGATGGGGGGTTGGGGTGGATTAGGTAAATCGATCGTCGCCGGTAGAATGGCACCGTTAAACATGAGAGGCGCGCCACCGTACAGACCGTACGTGGGTTCAGCCGGTGGTAACGGTGCAGGTGACCGTCTTTTCTCTGTAAAGGCAAAAACTCCGAGTACTCCCAAGATCACCACGAAAAACATAATCAACCATAACTGATTATTCATAATTTATTAATTTAGAGAAATGAGGAACGAATATTATATAAAGACAGAGAGCATAGCTTCTTCGCTGGCCGTCCGGTCGTGTAATATATGTGTTGTGACAATGACTCTTTTTGCCGCATGTCAACGTCGAGGAATTTGTTTGAAATTCGACGCCAATTGGTCGGCTACGTGGAGGAATGACACGACCGCCGTGTGCGTGGTCGTCGTCACATCGACGGGTAATTTCGCTAAAGGTTACGAAACGTTATGGTTTGAAACGTCCAGTCATCAGTCGTTGGTCAACTATGTGTTTCAGTCGTGCGGCTATCGACCGTTGTGGTTAAACGAACGAGAATTTCAGTGCTGCGTGACTCGCATCGAACAAGACCCGTGTCAATGTTCAACGTGCGGTAAAAGCGTCAAAAATGAACGAGCCATGAAACGCCACAGAAAACTCTATCATTTTAAAAATTAACCAAAACTTTTAAAATGACACTATTCAAAGATCTTTAATGAGCGTCACGGGTCGCCGATCCGCTTCAGGTGGTGGTGGTGGTGGTGGCGTAAAAGATTGCGGTGGCATGGACCGGAAACTTTTACGACTCATCGGTAACGCTCTGGCTCTTCGAGGTAACACTGTGGGCGTGTACGCCTGCGTGAGCGACGATGGAGCTAAACGCGGCGGCGGTGGCGGAGGCGGTTCGACGAATGATGGCGGCGCTTCATCGGGAAAAGGACGCGACTCTTCATCTGGACGAGCAGATTCGCTCGTTTGCGTCAACATGACGTGAGCTGGCATTGGTACTGGTACTGGTGGTGAAACGGTTACCGGCTTAGGAGAAGCAGGAGCAGGAAGACGAAAGGAGCGCAGAGGACGTCTGACGGGAGCCGGTCGTTTCATGGCTTCGTAGACGACGACTGGTCGCTGTTGTTGAACGGTGGGGGTGACGGGTTTCGGATACGACAGCAAGTAGACTATCGCCAATAGACTGATGATGATTCCACCTACAAACACCTTTCTATTCATCATTTTATATTATTTATTTTCTTCAGAAATTTGGTCATTGGATTTGACCCAGATTCCGATATTGATGTGTTCATTGTTACTCTCAATCACCATCGGCTGATGTTTATTCAAGTAGATTTTCAGTTGAGGTCCAAAAGTGGCGATTTTGTTGGTACTTTTGATGTTGTTGGCATTGAAACGTTGAGGCGGCGATAGCGGTTCACTGGCTTCACCGATAATGGTGGAACATTCGATGATTTCGTTGACTTGGAAAGCAAATTTGAGACTCTGTTCGCTGCGTGAAATGTCGATCCATCCGGGTTGCATTTGAATGTTGCGACAAATGCTGAGGTATTCTTCGTTGGAAACGTTGACGGGATCGGTGATGCGTTCACCGAATTCGAGTAGCTGATTCTGAACGAGAGTCACTTTGATTTTAGCGTTGGATTTCACTTTGGGATAGTCGTTGGTTTGACTATTTTTCGACGTCTTTTGAGTCTTAATGATTTGAATGCAAATATTTCCGGGAAGAGTGTCGTCCGTGTCGTCGCTGAGAACGGTGAAAACAACGTCGTCCGTCTTTTTGGCGTTTTTGAACGTCGTTTTCAGGTACTCTAGACTGATGCCAATGTTGAGCTCTTCCACGTCGCCGGTCAACGTGTACGTATCGAAAGCCTCTTTGGTCACTTTGGCATTGGCGTGAATGTGGTGTTGGACATTGGTATAGATTTGCAGACCGTTGTTGCGAATTTTGAAACACGTTTGCCGGATGCGAGGATTTTTGTCGCACAAAGGACTAATTTGTAAATGTAAATCAAAGAGATTCTTGTAAAAGAGTCCCTTGGCTCGAGACACGGCTTCGAAAAGGACACGTTGTTGCTGCTGATCTACGTGCATCATCGTCGTATCTTTTTGTATTGTAAAACGACAAACTCTTAACTCTCTAATAATAAAAAATGAACAAAATTCTGGTCCTGGCGTGCATCGCGTTATCGTTGGCTCTCTTCTATTTCAAGCGCAAACACGATCAGTGCCGCCGAGAATTAGAGAAACAAAAACGACTCGTCAAATCGCTGATGGAGGGCATCGAATTGGAACCTTCGCCAGCTGAAGAAACGTCGCAACTCATGAATCTGGCCACGACAGCCATCACGCCTCTCATTTCGTTCATAGGACCTAATCTTTTGAAAAAGAAGAACGATTTTTTAAAGGAAACTATCGATACGAGTGATTACGAATTATCTCAGCAAATGCGTCAGCTAGACGAAATAGAAGAAGAAAATGATGATGATGAACCAGCGCCACCACCAACGCAGGCAAAGCTTGTATCCATGCCGGCAACACCACCAAAACCCATGCCTGCAGCTGCTGCACGACCAACTCCACCTCGCCCAGCATCGCCGCCGCCGCCCATGGTGCCTCCAGAAGTATTACTAGCGGCTTTGTGGTCCAGACAAGCCGAAGCGTTGGCCGGGACGTCGCCACTGCCGCGGACGTCGAAAATTACAGAAATTTTTGACGATCCACCGGCAGTAACAGCACCGCTTCCAGAACCACTGCCGGCAGTAGTAGAAGAGGTCAATGAACCAGAGGACATTGTTTCACAATTGGCCGATGCCGTGGCCGACGATGAACAACGCGACCTACCTGAGTTGTCGAGTAGTCTACCGGACACACGCGACGTCACGGGTCTACCTGACGCCTTGAAACGCGAAGCCGACGCCATTGACGAGGAAATTCGACAATTTACCCACGACAATGAAGATGAAGTTGTGACCACCACAGTGGAAAAACCTTTAGCCGCACAACAGGCGAAAAAGAACAAAAAACGAAAACCCTTGTACAAACATCCGGCCTTACAACCCGATTTTTTCTGTCAAGACGGTGTTTGCTCCATTAAGCCAAAATAAAAAAATTCAGTAATTTGTGTGTATCTGTATGCGTGTATATCATATAATAAATGAAGGAAGTCGCGGTCGATATCGCCACGGCGCCGCCTCGTCACAATTTTCCATTCGAATACGTCAACGACCTGTCGGAATTGAACAGAAAACGCATAGTAAAGGTGGAAGAAACTCGAAAAGATGTACGCGACACCTTCGCCAAATACGAAAAGAAATTGGGCAGACAAAAAGGCTGGGCTAACTTTAACGAATCGATACGTTCGCTCGTCAACGTGTGCGCCATTCCCCTAGTGGCTACGGCCGTCATCTTCCCCATTTCAGTAGGCGTCACCGTACCCTTGGCTATTGGCGGACTAGCGGTGACGAGTTGCTGCGATCTCGCCGAAGAACGCAACAAAAATAAACAGACGCGATACGCCAGTATAGTCGCCAGATCGCAAGCGACACTGTCGCATCTCGATCACGTCGTCGACAACGTGCTCACCGACGGCATCGTCACCCAAGCCGAGTACGAAATCGTTCTCAAGAGTTATACCGATTTTAAAAAAAATATCCTCTGATTAAAAGCAAGTTGATATCTTACACATTCTTTCTTTATGTCTAAGTTAATATGTGTTCCGCCGTAACCAATACCACCATGATGCCTTCATCTTACGACAACGGTTCCTTCTTTTGCACCACAAGAACAATGGTGGGAAAGACTAGATTTGCCAGCGGTAAAGAAATAAAATTGAACATTGTAGAATGTATGGAATTGTTTTCCAAATACATCTTCAACGACAAAAAGGTTAACAGCATCATCCAATTGCGGACGGGTTTCAAAAACGCCTTCACTTGCGACCTCTACCTTCTCAGTTTCAACAAGCAAATTTCCATGAAAATTTGTAAAAACGGTTCCTTTCAATTCACAGGCAATATTACCCTTCAGTGCGCTTACGAAGCCATTCAGTATGTTATCTCTTTACTTAAACTATTGTATCCCAAAATGTACGAAAATGATACTTGCGAAATTTATATTTACGAAGTTATGAGTAATTTTGTCCTTGACCTTAATCGTCCTATTGAACCCGACAGTCTAATGACTTTTTTCCAAACGATAGCTCCTCACTATAATAACTACACGTGCTTCAATTCACAAACATCCGGCACGTTCACGTGCAAGTACAACGTCGGAACGACCGAGGTCATGCACCGTAACGTCAGCTTCTTTGACGAAGTCAGCTTTGTAGAGCACGTGCCTTACAAAGATTGCGTCAGCAGTAAAAAATTGGGTCTAGATGAACGCAAAGACTATTACATCACTTTTCTCGTTTTTCAATCGGGAAAAGTTATTGTGAGTGGCATCAACGAGACGATCGTCGAACGCGTGTGTCGCGATTTTTGTCTCGTCGTGAAAAACTATTTCGACACGATCGCCGACAGTGGCGGCTGCATATTTCAGCACCAGCCATTGGAAATCTCCAAAAAGATCATGAAACGAACGTGTTACGAAAAAATTTCACTCGTCAAAATCGAAGACGATCAATATATAATTGTCCGCGGCAAATCAAACTACGTCAACAGCCGCAAATCCAAACTCGCCTCCAAATATTCGTTGTGTAAGACTATTTACGAAAACGACTGTTTGAACATTAACGTTTGCAAAGAACTGAAAAATATGCTGAAAAACGATAAGAACGTACACTTTAGCAATGTGGGAATGACGACAAGTCTAGACGAGAGCATCATTATTAGCCACATGGAAAAGTGTAACACGGCACCAGTAGAAGTACCAGTGGCCGGCGGCACATCAGTGGCTGTCGGTTAAATTTCAAAAATTTTAACATCTTTGAAATTTTATTCAATGTCCCAATCGCTGTCGATCGACGGCCACACTGTTGGCGTGAAACGACAGGAAAGTGTAAAACAAGACCATCAATTTAAAAGGAATCGTTTCCAAGTCGAGAACCATGTTGATGTAGTCGTCTTCATCGCAACGAACGGCACCGACTTTGGTCGCCGTTTCGTCGACAAAATGGTCCACAATTTCCATCATGATACATTGCATGTCTAATGTTTTGTTACATTTCAAAATGAAGGCTCGCATTTCTCTCGGGTCGACATCCATGTATTTTATCGAGGCTTGTTTAATACACTGATATAACTGAGACATTTATATTATAATTTTTAATTCTTTGGCCTTTTCAAAATCTTCGTCAGTCAAAGGCGTAACTTGACCATCACCCAGATATTTACCAACCACGGATTTCTTATCCAAAACGAAACCCTCGTACACGTACAGTCCGTACTCGTTCTTTTGCATAGTGATGGTCTGAGAAGGGAAAAGATTCTTAATCAATCGATCACCGGCTTTGACCACAAATGGAACCAAAAGTTTAGTCTGATGGTGAGGATGAACCAAATCTGGACGTTGAGATTTTTTCTTAGATTTTTGTACAGGTTCTGAAAGTGGCGGCGATCGGTCCACTCCCGACGATGGCGCTTTGCGTTTGGGACCGACGGTGAATTTACGAGGCGACGTTTGCTTGCGTTTACGTTCCGATGATCCGACGAGAGACATTTCCGACATGAGCTGATGCAGAGGAACCGGGGGATGGGGGGTAAGAAAGCGACGACGAACGGCGACGGCGATTTTTCGACGCGGCGGCGAAGGTGAAGGCGTCAGAGGCAAAGAATCTACTGGAAATAATTGTCTGACGTGTGACGGTTTAGATGTATCCATGCTCTTTCAGTTTCAAATCCAAAAACGATTCAATATCAATGACTGTATAGGGAACTTCAATCAAAACAATATTGTTTTTCAAACACAAATCTCTTTTAATTTGATCCCTATACTTTTGATTGAGAAAAGCGTCACGCGACGAGTGAAAATGAGGCACGTAGTGGTAATGCTGTTTACCTTGATATTCTACGGCGAGAGCCAGCTCAGCGTTGTAGCAGTCCAATTCGAGATCGACTTTAGTGACGGGATTGCGCAAAAAAGTGGGACGCTTTTTGGGAAAGGGTCGATTGAAGCGCTCCTCCAAGTGACGTCGGCAAGCCAATTCACCGCGACTGTCGGCCGGCGCGGTTGAAGTACTAATGGACGTGTCTACTGGTCTGAAAGCGTGAGGAAAACGTTGGCGCCAATCGCTGCCGAGCAAATGGGGGTCGCTAGTGCCGCGAACGCCGCGGGCACGTCTGAAAATGGCGTACACGCACAGCGTGACAAAGGCAATGAGAAACAAACGACCTTTGCCAATGTTTCGCCACCAGGATGTCGGCTTTTTTCTCATGTCATAAAAAGATTTTATTAATGAGAACCCTAGTGAAATAATTAATCTTAATTTTTCCAGAATAAAATAATTCGAGGAGACATTTGGGATGAATGAAACCGCAGCCGGTAGATTCGGCATCGTTTCCCGTATTTATCCTAGGTAAAACGTCAACGGCGTCAACGTGAGCGAAAAACACGCACACTTGACGGCTAATGTTTTTGTACTTGAATTTGAACATGTTGCGCGTCAGTTGACTCTTATCCAACTTGAGGTTGGTCTCTTCGAAAAGTTCACGAACGGCGCACTCGCGCAACGATTCGCTTTCGTTGACGATGCCTTTCGGAATACCCCAGTAGAGATTGTACGATTGATTGATTAAAATACCGCGACGACTGACGACGCAAACGCCGGCACACTGTTTGGGTTTGTCGTCATCTTCGTAGAAATCGGCCGTGTCCTTATAGTCCACGTTCAAGACGCATTGGCAATTTCTGAAACAGGTAATTGCCATTTAATTCTTTTTCGAGCTTCTTGAGCGTCTTTTTCTTTCCAGTATTTCTTGACTTCGCGCTCAAATATCTTGATCCATTTTTCGTAGGACGACGTCAGCGACGTTTGGCAAATCTTGTAATACATGTTGATTTTGAATTCCACGGATTTACTCGAGCGAAAAGCCATGGCGTCCGATTGAGGTGTCAACTCTGCCGACGGTAACTGCTGATAAAAGACGCTGTCGACGTACGTGTCAATGACGGCATCTGGTGGCGGAGGTTGGATGGCGCCTAGCGTGTAGACGCGTCGAGGTTTGACTATGACGTGCGTCGAGAATTGGACGAGAAATTCAAAGAGCTGTTTGGGTGTTTTACTGTCGGCTCCGCGTCGCAACGTTTGCAAATACTGACGCGGCTGATCGACGTCGTGTTTGTAAAAACTCTCCAGCACCTTGACGACAATGTCAAAGAAGGCGAATTTACCCGGCTCTTGGTGACAGTAGAGAAAAAAGACAAACATGTCGTAGCCGGGACGCAAATGTTCGTAGATGCCTTTCTTTTCGAGCTGTCGCATGCCCCACGTTTCACCGGTGACGCTATCGCTGCCGCACGACATGCCAAAATCGATAATGACGGGATTGAAACAATTGGAAAAAGACACGTGATATTGATCGAAAAGAATTTGCGTTTTTTTACTAGAAAAATGAATCAAGACGTTTTCCAAATGTAAATCGTAGTGCCCGAAACGGAAGGCCGATTGAGCCATTTCAAGCGCGACGCACATTTGCATGGTGAGCGTGATGAATTTTTGACGCGACATTTTCGACATGGCCGATTTGAAGGTTTCACCGTCGACGAAACGCGTCAAGTTGTAGGGTCCTGAATTGCGATGAAACGAGGCGTACGTTTCGACAAACATGGGCACGTTGAGAGCGTTGAGGTGCTGTCCGGCCACGTACTCGCGTCGGGCGTGATCAAACAGTGCCGGCTTGTTGAAATGCTTGAGAACGACGCGATGATCGACGTCGTCGTGACGGACAGTAGCCGTGTACACTCGTCCCTGCTTGTTGGTCAAATTGTTCATGGCCTGTACGCGCGTCATCCATTCGTGCATTTTGTAGGGTCGCTGGTGTCGCGGATGTTGACAGCCGTCCAAGGGACCGCACCCGCACGCGTCACTCGTTTTCATTACCAAATCTTGACAAATAGCCGGTGTCAACATGATTTTTTATTCTCTCCTCACAGTTTAATTTAGTTAAAAGTAGTCCATCATTAAGAAAACCATTACCATGATTTCGAAATCCAAATTATCCATCCTTAATGCTATCAATCAATTCATGTCGGACGACTTTTTGTTTGGCAACGTGGACCTGATCGAGAAATGGCACAGCGGCGAGACTCAGAAACGCGTGGGATTGATGTTGGGCTTGAAACAGAGAGAAGTCGTCCAGGGACCTCAGCGAAACATTAGCGCTTACCTCTTTTTTTGCGAGTCGAAACGTCGCGAGATTTTGGAAACCAATCCCGGCATCAAACCCAACAAGGTCATGATTCTTTTCGGAGAGTCGTGGCGCAATTTGAGCGACCAGGAGAAACAACCGTTTATCGACAAGGCTATGGTCGACAGGGAGCGCTACAACAAGTATTTGGAGAGTAAAGTGCGACCGAAAAAGAACGCCCGACCGAGTATTTATAATTTGTTTTGTACCGACGAACGACGCGCCATCAAAAAGGATCATCCCGACATGAACGCGTCCGACGTCAGACGAGAGCTAGGCAAAAGATGGAAGGCCGTCAAAGAAACGAATCCAGATCTTTTGAAAGAGAAATATGGATACGTGATTGAAGAGAGTCAAGATGTGGTAGGAAATCTCTAAATAATATCGTTCAACAGCTGACAAATGGCTCGATCGAATTTAGATTGATATTTGGCGACGATGGCGGCGGGTAGAGGGATGCAACGATGCTGTAAAATGAGCGACCAGTCCAACCGGTGACCGTAAATATCGATGATATCGGTGGCGAGTTCGGGTTCGCGGCTCATTTTTTTCCAATCAACCAGCGATTCGACGAGTTTCAATTTAAAGCTTTCGGGCACGTGCACGGGGAACGAGATGTGAAGCGGTAGCTGTTTAAAAAGATTCGGCCAGTCGATGGTATTTTGAAACGAGTAGTCCACCATGAGAGCGAGAGCAAATTTGTGAACGTCTGTGCGCAACAAGCGTTCACATTGATCGTACCTGGCTTGAGACATGATGAGCGCGCGCAGTCTCTCTCAAATAGCTTTATGTAGATGAAATCAAATATTTCTAAAAAATTTTCACACTTTTTTAGAAATGTATTTCTTGGGGAATAGATTTCAGAATGCGTTCGACAACGGTGGGTGACAATTCCAATTTGGTACAGAAATCCACGAGAACAATAGAGGGATTGTATTGCCGGCGAATGTAAATGAAAACAAAAGCGGCGACAATCATGTACATGCGTCGATTGATTTTCGTACGAATAAAAGCCATAATATCGGGACGATTGATGAATTTCAAAAAGGTCTCGTCCCTTTCGAGACCGATGTGTTTGAAAATCATGTCGGCCGTGTCCGAGTACGACTCGCGCAGGTAGCACAATTCGGGTATTTTTAGTTTGACTAAATTGAAGCCTTTATTGGCGAAATGATTGGTCAAGCCAAACCACCTGATGACCGTGTCGTAACTTTGAGGACATTTTTTCAGCATCAAGACGTGAAAGAGCGACGCGCAAATGATGGCTTTTCGGTAGTTTCCGCGATGAATACGTTGATTACAGGCCATGATAAAGTACTTGTTGGTCATTTCGACAATTTCCGGACTGAGATTTAAAAATTCCATTTCTTTACGAATGCCAATGTTGGCCTTTTGTTGAATTTGGTCCTGGTTGGTGTTTTGACACGTCATTTGTTGACGACAACGATTGCAAAATGTCCCGTCATTATTTTCAAAGTAGACGTGCTGACATTCAACGTCGACATGGTCGACTGGTTGAACGTCTCGATCTTTTGACGATAAATAATTTTCAAATAGACAAAACATTTCGTTTTCGTTTTTACCTTCTGCGCACGCTTTTAAGTTTCAATTTAACTCCGTAAAGCATTACGACAAGTAGGACGGCGACAGCTATAGGAATGCCGTAAGTGGACCAAGCCGACTCTTTGGCTAGGGGACGTAAATCGAACGTGATCACTCCACCGCACTGGGCTTGCTTGTAATGAAAGGGTCGTTCGAGTTGCACATGTTTATTGTGACGATGCGTCGCGATTTTAAAGTAGCCATCGTTCGGTCCCCATTGCGGGCCCCAAGTGTTGCGACAAATCCAGTAGGGAACCGATTCGTAGGTGAAAGAACTGGTTTGCACGTCGGCGGCGACACCCCAACCGACGATGACGACCGTGATGGCGCCGACGAGAGACGCGGGAGACGCGAATTTGGTGTGCGGATGATGAGTGACGACACGATCGAGATAGATGCCGTGTTCACCGAAATGACCCGACAAGAAATTGGAGTAGACCAACATACCGGCTATGACGGGTCCTTGAGTGACGATCGCTTGTTTGATGGCGTCAATGTCCGTCAGCCAGCGCACATTGTCGACGGTGGCTTGAATTTTAGAGAGACACGAGCAACGCGGCGTGGTCGACGACGACAATTGACTGACAAGTTGCGCGGCATTACCTTCGGCCGAGTGACATTTCATGCAAGGTGTGTAGTCGAACGCGGGTTCGCCGTGAACGATGCGTCGATCTTGCAGAGTCGAGACGACGGTGACGGCGAAATTGTTGGCACACGTTCCCTGATGACGGGCGACGGGAAGAGACACGTGATGACGCCAATCGAATTCGACGGGAAAGACATTTTGATGAGCAGCAGCAGCGACCGTGGCGGCAATGTACTTGTTGAATTGCAAATCGGTTTTGTAGAGACTGAAAATGGGACAATCTTCGCCGCCGTGGTCGTTGTCGCTGCGATGTTGCCGCACGATTTTATCGACGGCCGTGTGTTTGACGGGTTGCGCTGCAGGATGAGCGGGATGCAGAGGAACTACTTCTTTCGCCATGATGGAATGCGATTGTCTGGCCGGTGAGTGGGCGAGAACATCGGAAAACTGGGGCATTTGCGTCAACGGTTGACCGTGAGCGTGCGGGTAGTCACGAGGTGGTTTTTCTTTTTCGTAATGAGAGGTTTTATCCATACTTTTATTGTTCAGAGGTTGATTTCCCTGAAGCTGAGAATACGTCAGATAATTGTTCATAATTTATTCTACATTTACCTGAAATAAAAAAAGGTAAATCAGTCTCGACATTGAAACGATGCCCAGCGCATGGAACTAAAAAGAAACCCATTGTGGGTTATTTAAGCTGTGTTGCTGACAATGCCAAGTAGTCGTGGAATTGAAACGGTGACGAACGCTCGTGTTTTGAAAGTTGCATCAAACGTTCACCATGTCGGAAAATTTAGTCAGTACCATTTTAGAACTACTCAATGACTTGGTTAAAGCACAACAAAATACAGTGGACGCATTTATAGATAGAATATCTGTCAGGTATTCTCTGAACGAATTGGAACTGCGAACGTTGTGGAATGGCAGTGACCCTGATACTGTAGCGACTTTAGTCAACGACGACAACAAGTGCACTCACACGTTCACCAAAGGTCAACGTATCGGGCAACAGTGCGGTCAAAAGAATTCCGGAAACACGACGAAATGCAGCAAACACCAAAAGAAATTGAAAGAGCAACGATCGACGACCGCCGCCTCGACCACCATCACGACGTCGTCGACAACCGTGACCGACGACGGCATGCGAGACATTCCTCTGATGTTTAGTAAAATCACTAGCGTTTTGGCTTCGGATACGGAAGACTCTTCGGATTAAATTTCAAAAACACATTATATATTTTTGAAATTTTTTAATAACGACGACCCCAAGAAGCGCCCACGACTACTGGAGCTGGATTTGGAGCTGGAGCTGGAGCTGGAGCTGGATTTGGATTTGGCGGAGGTGCTGGATTTGGATTTGGCGGAGGTGCTGGATTTGGATTTGGCGGAGGTGCTGGAGCTCTCGAATTTCGTTCTTGTACAATGAGATCAATGTCAAAGACTTTTTGATTAAACGGTTTAAATTCTGAATTGATGACGGCCTTCACGTCGACGCTCATAACATCTTTAGTCAATAGATAGTTTGGTGGAATGGCCGGAGTCGTTCCCTCGGGCATGTACAATGGCATACGCATGGGATCGAGTCGCATGAGGGCCGTTTGACTGTAGGCATTTTCGACGAGATGCAACAGTTCATAGCCGACGATGGCGTCTCCGTCCAATTCCATTTGAGCTTCGCGCAAAAATTGCAACGTATTGTAGCCGCGATTGCGAGCCAATTGAGCCAGAAATTTATCGCCCGTGTCGCCGCAACCGTAGTAGACCAACGTCTTTTTAGTGACACCGTTGACGGCTCGAGTGTCGTACCTCAGAGATTTACCGGCGGCCATTTCGCCGACGAGTCGATCGAGAGCTTTGGCTTTGTAGCGAATAGTGTTGGCAAAATAGTTGAAGATTTTATCGCAACCGGGATTGTTGCTGGTCGCTCGTTTGTTGACGGCGCACACGCTGACAAAAGCATCGGCTGTAAATTCAGCCGATTCCGAATCGCGACGCAAAAACGACTGGAAATCACGACCGCCGTACAAAACGATTTGGTCGTTGGCGGCACCCAACAGTTTCATGGCGTGCACTTTGTTGTAGGCCACCAAGGTTTTACCCAACGGCAAGTAGAGTCCCGAACCGCGAACGGGATAGTAATAGGTGCCGACAAAAAGAGTCGGGTCGGCGAAAAACGAGTACATGGGTCCGAAACGAATGACTTCCAAATAGGGTCCAACTTGACCCAAAACATTGGCGTCTTGATCGAGAGTCACGCCGTTGGGTACGCGGAAAAACTGATTCGTCACATCGCGACGAGGTGTAATGGGCGTGGCTGGTTGAATTTCCGGAGGCATTTTGTAGTAGATTTCCAATTTTTGGTAGCGACCGACGAGATCGGCTTCGCTCATCGACGACCACGATGTCGCCGGTGAATTGGGATAGACGAGTTTAAAGTATTCGACCAATCGATCTTTTTCCGTAGCCGGTTTCAAAGCGCCCGAAGCGATAGCCGCTTTGACTTGATCCAATTCATTGAAAATGGGCGATTCGGGCTGTCCAAAACGGACGATATTGTTGCACGTCAACAAAACCGAATCGCCGACCCAGTTCAAGACACCGCCTTTCGTCTGACATTCCTCTTTGGATTTAAACATGATTTCTTGCGACGTGGGGAACGCGCCGTTCGGGGTCGGACCCGGTTTCGGAGGAGTGGTACCCCCGCCACCACCACCACCACCACCGGGAGTAGGACTTCCGCCGCCACCACCACCACCACCTGGAGACGGACTACTGCCGCCATCTCTACCAAAAGGGATCGTCATCCACATGAGCCAAGGAGTCACAATCATAATTATTATTATGGCGATGATTTGACTTCTTTCTAACATTTATTATTTAAAAAATCAAAGGATGGTATCGTTTTAAAATAGGATTGTATAACGGCGTCGGGGACAATGCCTGATTCTTGACATTTGGCGTCGTAAACTTGTTGGTAGCAAGCGAGAATTTCAGGCGTTTCCAACTCGATAATTTCACCATGAGTTTTAATCATGATCGTTTTAAATTTTTCGATTTGCTCCAAGTGTTGAGTGTACAGAGCGGCGATGGTGGCCATTTTGTTGCGTTTGACAATGTACGTTTCAACGGGATCTTTGGCTTTGGTTTCGTCAACGTCGTCCAGTAGCGCTTTGGTTCGATCTTGAAGTTCTCGAGTCGTGTCCTGTTCGCTGGCCTCGGCGCGTTTTCGCATCTCTTTTTCGGCCTGTTGATAGTCGTCATCGAGAACAACCTTATCGACGACTTTACCCATGATGGCTTCACAGATGGGGAAAGGACGACCGACGACGACGGTGTGAATCTTGTTGCAACTGTCTGTTTTTCTGATGATTTTTCTGGCAGCCGTAGCCGCTTCTTCTTCGGTGGCGTAGACGCCTCTAATTTTGGCGAAAGCCAACACGTTGTACTTGTTGATGCCGCCGGGAGCGGCTGGGAAAAAACTAAAAAGAGCATACTTTTGACCTTCGATGGGTGGATCTTGAACGGCGCGTTCCACCTGCGGGTAGTCGACAATGTGCAATGCGGCGCAAGCGGCTCGCGTTTCTTCCAACGTCAAAGGCGGCACAAACGGGTCCGGTTGCCATCTTTCTTTTTTCAATCTTAGACTCATTATAATAATATAATAATTTCTTAGTACAAGCTCACTTTTTAAACTCTCAATTTACAAAACAGGGAAACCCATTGTACCGCCGGCAATGCGGATAATATTGTTGACGATGACGGTGACTATAAATTCGAACGTCTGACCGAAATTGGTGCCCGACAAGACGGGGCCTGTGCCGTTACTGGCTATGATGGCGTCATCGCTAGCAGCTGGCACCAAGCTGACGTTGGACAATTTACCGTAATTGGTACTGCCCATGGGATCGAGATCGTTGAATTTCAACGAATACGAATACAAATGGTAGCCAGTGTCGGTGGGACAAGCTGGAGCGTGATAGTAGGGATTGACTAGACTGAAATAATCGCTACCCATGTTGGAAAAACGATTGGAATTCTCGTAGATGAGCGTCGTGTGCTTGATGGGATCGCGAGCGTAGCGGCTTTCGTAATCGATAGCTGTAGTAGTTGGAGTGACGACGGGAGAGGCAGTCGTGTAATTGGACCACTGATTGGCAAATGTGGAATTGCGAACCTGGAAAAAGAGGGCTTTGACGGCGTGATTGAAACGAACGTCGTAGCTAGGAACTGGATTGGCTTTGGGATTGAACGATTGACGAGGAGCGATTTGAACTTGTTCAATCAAAATGGTACGTTGAGATTTACCCATCAGAATACGTTCCTTGTTGCTGACGATGGCGTAGTTGGCCCATACTTGAACGCTTTCCAAGACGGGAGCGGCATCGATATCGACACCGACAACAGGCACGTTGACTTGAGCTCCGGCGGCGGCTGCATTGTCCAAAATGAGCAATTCTTTCCAGTCGCGGAACTGGAAATTAATGTGCATCTCGTTGTAAGGGATGGCAGCGGTGGGTAGAGAGACGCCAACATCGCGAGTGAAAAAGAAGGGTAAAACGAGATTGAGCGTTTGACTAGGAATAGTGTCTCCTGGACCGTGAGGATCGATCATGTCGCCAATGTTGCCAATCATTTGATCGTAAGCGGCGCGTTTACTAGCTTCGACAGTGAACTGAGAATAGGCATCCAAATGATAATTGTGGATGGTGTGAGCAAACAAATCGTTGAAAGAAATGCTCGTCTCTCGAATGAGATTGTGCATGAAATTTTTGGTCCAACGAAGGCGACCGTTGGCGGCAAAGCTATTGGTAATTTTGAGAGTGACGGCGGGAACGACGACGCGAAGCCACACGTGAATGAGGTAGTCACCGGCGCGACTGACGCTGACACTCCACTCTTGCCCGAAACCGGCATTGCCGTTGTTGCGCGACAACAATACGGGAATCTGAGTGAACCAAGTCGATTTCAAGGTGGAGCGGACAAAGTAAACGATGGCATCGGGTCCCGAGTACATGTACTTTTCGATCTCATCCAATGTTGCAATATCAATAAATCCTGAAGTGATATTCGATTGCGCCATTTTTTGATAATATATTTATTATAACGCCAGAATAGATTTTTGTTGATTAAAAATTCCTAGTTTAGATGTAAAGATGGATAATATCTTGGAATTTCACAAACAAATAGAAACACATTTTAAGGAGGAAATTAGTCAGCTAGAAGGGTTGACGACTCGCGAACAACAAGTGTGCGACTACCTGTCGCAACCGTGGCTCTCGGAACGCGTTCGCAGTCACTTGATTGACGATCTGGACGAGATTCGTACCACCATTAAAAATATTAATTTTATTCGTTTCTATTTCGTAGAAATTCGTTCGATTCTCAAAGAGTACGTGCAGCTGATGCAAATGCCGACGGTGAACACGTTCTTCCAGAAAGAGGACGGCACCAAGCAGCAGCATCACGCGCGTAAAACGTACGTGGTGAAAAATTTTTGGGAAATTTTTGATTGCTACAAAAAGTACTACTACAACGTCAAAGTGGTCGATCAGCAAAAAGACGATCCGAACACGTGCCAGTATTGCGGTTCGACTCTCGGCTACTTTTTCGACGAAACAGTCAACATTTGCTACACGTGCAAATCGGAGAAAGTCTACTTTATACAGTCGAGCAATACGGACACGACGCGCGTCAATCCCAAATACATTTACGATCGAAACCAACATTTTCGCGACTGCATGATACGTTTTCAGGGTAAACAAAAGAACACTATACCTCCAACTATTTTAGAAAATATTAGTAACCATTTGAGCGACTATCGGTTGACGACCATCAGTCTCAGTCACGTGTGTATGATTATGAAAAATTTAGGCTACAGTAAGTACTATGACGACTACGTGTTGATTCACCATTTGATTACGGGTCAACCTCCGTGCGACATTTCCTTCATTGAAGAGCAGCTCTTGCAAGAATTTGACATCATCAATATGGAGTTGAAGAATTTCAAGGAATTGAATAAGAAAAATTTTAATACACAATACATCTTATTTTTACTACTAAAGCATCACAATATCAACGTTCACGCTGATCATTTCATGTTGATAAAATCCAATGAAAGAAAACTATTGACAGATAAAATTTGCAAAACTATCTTTAAATCGCTAGGTTGGAAGTTTAACAGTATCCTCTGAACACACTGCACACAATGTTGTTTCGCTTCTTCAAGAAACCCTTCTCATTGACTGCCGCTACGGTACCGACCATTCACGGTTTGTACGGCGTGACCAAGAAACGTGATGGAGAACTGGTGGCCATCAACGGAGACGGATACGCGTACGACATCAACGAAAAGAGAGTGTGCCAAGTGCCGACGTTTCCTCACATGGAATTCGTGGCCTACGGCGAATACATCAAAGGCGACGAAAACAAAGACGACGTTATTTATCTGTTTGAGACCAACAGTTTTCGAGTGGATTACACGAAACGACACGATTCCCTGAAAAAATTGGTCGACAACAAGATCCTATTTCTCAACAATTGCGTCTTTACGTCGTACCCGTTCAATTACATTCGAGATCATTACGATAGCGTCGATGAGGGCTTCATTTTAACGCGAGTTCACGGCAAAAGTCCCGTGTACAAATACAAAAAGTCCAACGACACGGTCGATTTCTACATCAAAGACGGCAAATGTTGGTGCCTCATTGCTCGAGCGCAGTACGACGAATTGAACGACACGCCTCCCGATACAGACGCCAATTATTTTCTGGTCGAATTCACACCGTGCAGCGAGTATCGTGGCGAGGAAACGGATTGCGTCGTCGAGTGCCACTGGAAGGAAGATGCCAATCAAGACGCGGCGTCAACCGATAAAGTCGGAGCGTGGTACGGTTACCGCGTGCGCCAGGACAAGACGGATCAATTCAAAGCCACCGGATGCGGACCGAACAATTGGAAAACGTGCATGGATCACTATGAAAATTTCTTGAATCCATTGACATTAGAAAAAATATTTTCCTTGTTGTAAAAGAAGCATAATAAATGGGAAATGCTAAATCGACTAACGTAGCTAAAGCAGTCGTAGATATCTATTCGAAAATAGCCGCTGAAACGGTACAGACGAGCACCATTAGTACGAGTAACACGCAAATCATCAGCGTCGACGGTAGCGGTGGCGATGTCAACATTAGCGGCAACACCATCACGCAAACGGCCAAAGTCAACATGACGGTATTGATGGACAGCATCAGTAATGTCGATTCGCAAAAAAGAATCGGCGTGCAACTCGATCAATTGGCGAAATCGTTGGTGAGCGGATTGAATTTTTTTACTTTTGACGATGCCAAGAATACGGCAGAATCTATCGTGAAAAGCCAAACGACCATCAACAACGCTATCCGTCAATCGTGCGTGTTGAACGCCAACAACGTGCAAAGCATCACCATCAAGAACGTCAAAGGTAGCGTCAACATTACCAACAACGTTCTGAGTCAGATGAGCGAAATATTCGACAAGTGCGCGCTGAAAAGCGTGCTCGGCGTGAAAGCCATCGACGACGTGCAACAACGATTGAATCAGGAAGCCGAATCGAAATTGGAAGGTTTCAATTTGGCCTGGTTAGCGGCGGCCGTTTTGGCTTTCGTGCTCGTGCCCGTGCTGGTCGCGGCGCGAGTCACGTCCAACGCTTTGCGTTTCGTTTTTCCTCTCATGATCGCCATCGGAGGCGTGTTTTTTGCCTTGTACTTTACCCTAGGAAAAACGTACATGAAATCGTCCAATTACACGCGACCGTTCAGAGACACCTGTACCGGTAATGTGGACGGTAGCGTTCCAAGGACGACTATCGTTCGGCAAGCCATGGATGCGTGCCTGAAATCGTCATCGTGTCGCGTCGTCGACGCTCGTCTGACGGAAACGGGTGGCACCGTCGCCAAACAAGTGCCCGAAATCACTTTCTACAAGAGCGGCGACGGATGTAAATTTCAGTTTTACCCGCAAGGAGTCGTTCAATTGGCCGCCGTTGACGTTACCGCTGTTAAAACTACCGATAGATACCAATGGTTGCTCTACGTAGGAATCACTATGATTATCGGCGGATTACTGGGAACAATCATTCAACGAGTCAGAAATAATGGCAGTAGCAGTAGTAGTACAAGTTTGACCACGAGTGAATTGACGTCGTTTCCTTCGATAGAATAAAGATTCGAATCTCTCAGAAAGTGATTTGAATCTAAGCGCCACCTAAATAGTAGGCTTGAAACATGTTGCAATTTTCCAAAACGTCGAAATCCTGCGGCAACGAATTGGTCATAAAATACGCCGACACGTAATCGGTGGATCCATTCAAAACAAAAATAGCGTCGACTTTAGCCGTAAATGTTGTCAAATTACTTTGCGTGGAATTATTCCACGAATTGACGTCTTGCCACAAGGGATTCATGGCCGCATTTTGAGCCAAACAAAAATGAATACGATTACCGCCCAATGTTCGAGGAGCCCAAGCAGTCGCGCGAATCGACCACACGCCGGCTTTTTTAGGTTGAAATTTTCCACTAGCATACCAGCCGCCGGTAGTGTCGTAACGTTTGGTAAAGTACGACGCCAAAGTCCACGTATTGGCTACAGCATTAAAATAAGCAAACACGTTGGTGTACTGGAGATACAACAAACTGGTTGAAGTCGCGCTTTGATTGGAAGTCGAACAGCACGTTTCAAGCTGAGCGGAAGTGAAACCGGCACCCACTAAATTACCATTAGCATCCAACATCAACAACGTATTAGCCGGAGCCGTCGATTTCTTTTGAAAAGTCGAATCTATTTTACTAGATGACCACAATGAAGTGGTAGACGGAGCACCCAATAAGCCGGAATCTTTAATATCGGATTTCAAGAGGACGTTGTTGGTGGCGGCGAGAGCATTGGAAGCTTGCGTGCAGCACGCGTTGATAAATGTGGGAGTCAAGCCGCTGTCGACTAAATTACCGCTAGCATCGGGCATCAGCAGAGCGTTAGCCGGCGCCGTCGTCTTTTTCTGATAGGTCGCATCGATTTTGCTGGACGAATACAATTTCGTGGCAGAAGTGGACGTGTCGACGATATCCGTTTTCAACAACGAATTATTGCTAGCAGCGAGAGCGTTGGAAGCTTGCGTGCAGCACGCGTTGATAAACGTGGGAGTCAAACCGCTGTCGACTAAATTACCGCTAGCATCGGGCATCAGCAGAGCTTTGGCCGGAGCCGTCGTCTTTTTCTGGAAAGTGGCATCGATCTTGCTGGACGAATACAATTTCGTGGCTGACGTGGACGTGTCGACGATATCCGTTTTCAACAAAGAGTTGGTGGCGGCATTGGCGGCCTGAGCGCAACACGCCTCTATAGATGTTTTCGTCAAACCACTATCTACTAGATTACCGCTAGCGTCTGGCGTTAGAATAGCATTAGCGGGAGCCGTAGTTTTCTTTTGATACGTGGCATCTATTTTGCTAGACGAATACAGTTTCGTAGCGGATGTGGACGTGTCGACAATATCGGTTTTTAGTAAAGAGTTATTGCTTGTAGCTAGAGCGTTGGAAGCTTGCGTGCAACACGCGTTGATGAACGTCGGTGTCAAGCCGCTGTCCACTAGGTTGCCGTTGGCGTCAGGCATGAGCAAAGCATTGGCTGGCGCGGTGGTTTTCTTTTGATAGGTGGCATCGATTTTGCTCGACGAATAGAGTTTGGTAGCCGATGTCGAAGTGTCGACGATATCGGTTTTCAATAGGGAATTGGTAGCGGCATTAGCGGCTTGCGTGCAGCACGCTTCGATAGATGTTTTCGTCAAGCCACTGTCGACTAAATTTCCGCTAGCGTCCGGCATGAGAATAGAATTAGCAGGAGCTGTCGTTTTCTTTTGATAGGTGGCATCGATTTTGGTTGAACTGTACAATTTAGTAGCCGATGTCGAAGTGTCGACGATATCCGTTTTCACTAGAGCGTTTGTGCTGGCCGTCAACGCGTTGGAAGCTTGTGTGCAACACGCGTTGATGAACGTCGGTGTTAAGCCGCTGTCCACTAGGTTGCCGCTAGCGTCAGGCATGAGCAAAGCATTGGCTGGCGCGGTAGTTTTCTTTTGATAGGTGGCATCGATTTTGCTCGACGAATAGAGTTTCGTCGCTGATGTGGACGTGTCGACAATATCGGTTTTCAATAGGGAATTGGTGGCGGCACTGACAGCTTGCGTGCAGCACGCTTGGATGGCTGTGGGTGTCAGTCCGCTGTCGACTAAATTACCGCTAGCGTCGGGCATCAGCAAAGCATTGACCGGTGCTGTCGTTTTCTTTTGATACGTGGCATCGATTTTGGATGAACTGTACAATTTAGTAGCCGAAATGGACGTGTCGACAATATCGGTTTTCAATAAGGAATTGGTGGCAGCACTGGCAGCTTGCGTGCAACACGCTTGAATACCGGCTGGTGTCAATCCGCTGTCCACTAGGTTGCCGCTGGCATCGGGAACCAAGATTGCGTTGGCCGGCGCTGTCGTCTTTTTTTGAAAGGTGGCATCGATTTTGGAAGAACTATAAAGTTTGCTAGTGGACGTTGTCGTGTCGACGATATCACTTTTTAATAAGGCATTGGCTACAGCTGTAGTGGCGTTGCTGGTTTGTTGGCAGCAGGCGCTAATGAATGCCGGCGTGATGCCGCTGTCGACTAAATTACCATTGGCATCGGGCATGAGCAAAGCATTAGCCGGAGCTGTCGTTTTCTTTTGATACGTGGCATCGATTTTGCTTGACGAATAGAGTTTCGTCGTGGAAGTGGACGTGTCGATGATATCTGTTTTCAAAAGCGAATTAGCGGCAGCACTGGCAGCTTGCGTGCAACACGCTTGAATACCGGCTGGTGTCAGCCCGCTGTCCACTAGATTGCCGCTGGCGTCAGGCATCAAAAGCGAGTTGGCTGGCGCGGTCGTCTTTTTGGCATAAGTAGCATCGATTTTACTCGACGAATAAAGTTTGGTAGTCGATGTGGACGTATCGACAATGTCGGTTTTCAATAAGGAATTGGTAGAGGCACTGACTGCCTGCGTGCAACAAGCTTGGATGGCTGTCGGTGTCAGTCCACTGTCCACTAGGTTACCGTTGGCGTCGGGCATGAGCAGCGAGTTGGCTGGCGCTGTCGTCTTTTTGGTATACGTCGCATCGATTTTAGCCGAACTGTAGAGTTTGTCAGTGGCCGTGGACGTGTCGACAATATCGGTTTTAAGTAGGGAATTGGTGGCGGCACTGACAGCTTGCGTGCAGCACGCTTGGATGGCTGTCGGTGTCAGTCCACTGTCGACTAGGTTGCCGTTGGCATCGGGAACCAAGATTGCGTTGGCTGGCGCCGTGGTTTTCTTTTGATACGTGGCATCGATTTTAGAAGAACTATAAAGTTTGGTAGCCGAAGTGGACGTGTCGACGATATCACTTTTCAATAAAGCGTTGGCCACAGCGGTAGTAGCGTTGGTGGTTTGTTGGCAGCAGGCGCTAATGAAAGCCGGAGTGATGCCGCTGTCGACCAAGTTACCGTTAGAGTCGGGCATGAGTAACGTATTGGCCGGCGCCGTGGTTTTCTTTTGATACGTCGCATCGATTTTGGATGAACTGTAGAGTTTATCGGTAGATGTCGACGTGTCAATAATATCGGTTTTCAATAAGGAATTGGTGGCGGCATTGACAGCTTGCGTGCAACACGCTTGAATACCGGCTGGTGTCAATCCGCTGTCCACTAGGTTGCCGCTGGCGTCAGGCATCAAAAGCGAGTTGGCCGGCGCTGTCGTTTTTTTGCTATACGTAGCATCGATTTTGGACGAACTGTAAAGTTTGTCAGTAGATGTCGATGTATCAACAATATCGGTTTTCAGTAAGGAATTGGTGGCGGCACCGACAGCTTGCGTGCAGCACGCTTGGATGGCTGTAGGAGTGAGGCCACTGTCGACTAAATTTCCATTGACGTCGGGCATGAGCAACGAATTGGCTGGAGCGGTCGTTTTCTTTTGATAGGTGGCATCGATTTTACTTGACGAATAGAGTTTAGTAGCCGAAGTGGAAGTGTCGACGATATCGCTTTTCATCAAAGCATTGGAAACGCCAATTTTAGCGTCAGCCGTTTCTTGGCAACAAGCACTGATGAAAGCCGGCGTAATGCCGCTGTCGACCAGATTACCATTGGCATCTGGCATGAGTAACACATTGGCTGGCGCCGTCGTCTTTTTGGTAAACGTAGCATCTATTTTAGAAGAACTGTAGAGTTTATCGGTAGATGTCGACGTGTCGACAATATCGGTTTTCAATAAGGAATTGGTAGCAGCATTAACAGCTTGCGTGCAGCACGCTTGGATGGCGGTAGGAGTTAGGCCACTGTCCACTAGATTGCCGTTGGCATCGGGCATGAGAAGCGAATTGGCTGGTGCTGTCGTTTTCTTTTGATACGTCATGTCGATTTTGGAAGAACTGTAAAGTTTATCGGTAGATGTCGATGTGTCGACAATATCTGTTTTCAATAAGGAATTGGTAGCAGCGCCAACGGCTTGCGTGCAACACGCTTGTATGGCACTAGGCGTCAGTCCACTGTCCACCAAATTACCGTTGGCGTCGGGCATGAGTAAAGCATTGGCTGGAGCGGTGGTTTTCTTTTGATACGTCATGTCAATTTTCGAAGAACTATAAAGTTTATCGGTAGCCGTAGACGTGTCGACGATATCGACAATTTTCAACGATTCATTGGCGGCTGTTATAGCGGCCGTGCAACACGTGGTAATAGCCAAAGGCGTGAGACCGCTGTCGACCAGATTACCGTTGGCGTCGGGCATGAGTAGCGAGTTGGCTGGCGCTGTCGTCTTTTTGGTATACGTGGCATCGATTTTGCTGGACGAATACAATTTGTCGGTGGCCGTGGACGTGTCGACGATATCTGATTTCATGAGTCCATTGGCTGAACCGGTAGCGGCTTGAGCGCAACAATTTTGAAGAAATTGTGGAGTGAACCCGCTGTCGACGAGATCGCCTTTAGCGTCGACGACGACGATAGCATTGGCAGGAGCGATAGCTTTCTTCTGGAACGTGTCGTCAATTTTCAGAGACGAATACAATTTAGTCGCCGAGAGGGACGTGTCGACGATATCTGATTTGAGTAGCGAGTCAGAAGCGGCGTTGGCAGCTTGCGTGCAACACGCTTGAATAGCCGCCGGCGTCAATCCACTGTCAACCAGATTGCCGTTGGCATCGGGCATGAGGAGAGCGTTAGCCGGAGCCGTGGTTTTCTTTTGAAACGTGGCGTCTATCTTGGGAGCGCTGTACAACGCGTTGCCACCGCCGTCAATAATATTGCTCGGCGACAAAGCGTTGCGAGCCGTTTCGCAGCACGCATTGACGATAGTGGGCGTCAGTCCGCTGTCGACTAAATTTCCGTAGTCGTCCATCATGAGTAAATGTTGAGAACCGGCGACAGCTCGTCGTTGGTAATTGGTATCAATATAATTGGAACTGAACGTGGTAGTGTAGTCGACGATCGTGTCCTTGATTTTATCGCAACACGAAGGCAAACTGTAGGGTGTGGTAACGATATCGCCGTTGGTATCGGTCGATAAAATACTATTGGCCGGCAATGTCACCATTTCCAGTGCGCCAGTATAGGCGTTGTACGTGACTGGTCGTTGGGTGACACTTGTTTCCGGTTTTTTAACGTACGTGGCATCCGTTTTCAAACTGCTGTAAAGACCATCGGATTTAGGCTGAACGTCGTCGATTAACGCTTTAATACTTTCGCAACACGACGTGATGAAAGGAATACCGATTTGTGAACTGGAAACGTTGCCGACGGCATCGGCGACTAAAATGGCGCCCGGTTCCAATTTAGTTCGTCGCAGAAAATTCTTGTCGGTAAAACTACTGCTGAACGTGTTGGTCAAACTAGCCGTCGTGTCATTGATGATTTTTTGAGGGCAACATTCGGCGAGTTCTTTGGTTTTCACCGACGACGAAATGAGAGCACCAGTCACGGGATCGGTGACGACGACCCGATCGGGAACTAAACTCAACATTTGACCTTCGGGACCAGTCTTTTTAAAGTAGGCGCTAGTGTAAATAGCCCCAGATAATACCAACATAACCAAAGCCACAAAGAGAGCTAATTTAGCCGTTTCATTCATTTATTGATATATACAATTAATTTAATGGTAATGAGACAATCCGACTAAAACAGTTTCATAGAAATAATTTTTTTATGAAACTCTATTCATTATTAATCGAAATATAAAATAGAGGTTTTTTCGTGGTCATGTGTCCGTAAATAGGATCTCCTTGATAGTGAAAACCGCACGCATTGGAAGCATCGATAAGATAGTTGAGGTGATGAAGTTGGATAATTTTCTCGACGTATTTACACTTGTCCGATTTGAAACTGAAAATACAAAAGTAATCATCAGAAAGACCAAACATGAGCGGAGGCAAATGTTCGCAAGCGTACAGTGTACCTTTGATGAAGAGAAATTTACCTGCGTAAAACGAGTTTGAAAAGTCTTCCGTACGCCGATTGACGTGAAACGTGACGCGAGCACCGTGATGCGTCAAATAAGCATTACGAATATTGTAGGGTACATCTTTTCTGAAGATGGAAATGGCGTTGTAAGGCGAACGGTCGCTAGAGATTTTATCGACCCAACAATTGATGGGAAATTTGTAAACGTGACCATAAGTGTTTTCTATGACGGTAAAAGTGGATTCAAACCAGCGAATATCCGGTATGGATGTTTTTATAAAATTTTGATAGTTTTTATAGACGTGCAATTTGTTGACGTTCAAAACGAGTTTGGCATTTTCCTTGACAACGGTCGTGTTTTTGAAAGGCGTCGATATTTGAAGATCGCTTTCCTTGTCGTAAATGACACTGCCGTACAAATGACAATAGCGTTCGAGCCCGACAATGAGATCGCTGGGTTTACGTATGGCCGCGCAGACGACACCGACGTCGTGTTGCGGCAAAATGAAACGATCGCGTTGGAGAGCGGGTTGAGTCAAATCGACCACCTGGTCGTACATGCAATCGCAAAATTGTTGAATGGCTTTTAAAATGGGATGCTGAGGTGCTTGACGAGCGATAATCTGATAGAGATGTAAACAGAAATATTGTATTTCTACAGTGAGCAGTTTAGAGCGAGTGTCTCTAGTTGTCTTGAAGAGTTCCGATATGGCTGGTGTTCGACTGAAATTGTGCGGCGCACACTGGAAATCGCCTCTCAAATGAGGATCGATACTGTGTCGCAAATCCATGGTGCAAAATCCAAAGTCGATCAACCTCGCTTCATATGCCATGTGAGGCAGATAAATGCCTCGTTTTTTATTGGCGTCGGCCAAAAGAAATGACGACGTCGATTTGGCCACCATCACGTTACGTAAATGAACATCAAAGTGTACCATTCCCAAATATTGCTTGATAATGTAAAAAGAATAGGTTAACTGGAAAAGAAATTGAATGACGTAGTCGACGGTGAGATGCGGTAAAAAAGTCATGACTTCATACGAGTAGCGTTCTATGAAGAGAACGTAATCTTTGTCGACAATGTTGGCACTGATGTAGTTGCAGAGAAAAGGACAGACTTTCATTTTGTTCAAATAGGAAATGAATGGGCAAAAATAAATTTCAGCCAAATCAAAGTCGAGCAACCAAACGCCTTCAAACAAAAGAGCCGATTGTTTGAAACCGTTATTGTTCATTTTGACGATGACATCAGCTTGTTTGCGGTCTACCACCTTGTGACCGTTGATTTCTAATTCGTAAATGGCTCCAAAGCCTCCCTTGGTGAGAGGAACTAGGCGATAGAGACCGCGTTTCCAAAAGTACTCAAAATCTTTATTAGTTAGACTGTTAATGGCTGTAGCGACATTATTAAAAAAAGAAGCAAACATTTTATCGAGAGAAAAGCAGTAAATAGTATTCATGATGCAACTCGTTTATTGAGAAAAAAAATTTTCATTCATCGTTCAAAAAAACCGTAACAAAAGCGGTAATATTGGTATTGCAGCGAGGGCAGATGCCGTACTGACAAGCGCAGGTGGCGCAGAGAAACGAACATCCGCACGGTAGGAGAACGGTGTCTGCAGTGTTGGGACATTCGTCGCAAAGAGTGGCGTCATTCACCGAGATTCGCGTACGTTGGTCGTGCAGAGGACAAAAAAGGGCGTGTTCATCGATAGAGTTGCAGACAAAGCAAACGTTTTCGTTGCACGAAGCGTGACGAAAAAAGCCTTTAGAAGCTAAATGCAAATAATTGGGATCTCTGTTATAAGAGATGAAGCGCAATTCAAATTTGGCCCACGCCGGATGATTCATCTGCATCGGATAGGCTAAAAAGTTAAAATTTTAAAATAATCAGCAGGTTGGCGACAGAGCGGACAGTGGTCGACATTTAGAGCACAATTGGGACAACAAACGACATGTTTGCAGGGAAAAAGAATGGTGGCGGCTTCGAAACAAACGACGCACGTCGAGCGAGACTTTTTACCTGGCACGTGTTGGTAAAAAATACAACTCGACGAATGAGAGTCAACGTTGCCACAGTAAATACATAATTTCTGGATCCAAATGTCTTTCACGGTGGCTTGCAACATGGCACCGAATGATTCCATCATAAACATTTCACCTACAATCTGCGTCGAAATTCCCGTCATGCCGCAGTTGCAGACTTTAAAAAAGATGGGCGTCGATTTATAGGGAAATATATAGAGACATTGCAATTGGGATTTGAGACATTTCAAGCAATTAAAAACTACGTAAGCAGAATGTGATTGATAGAAGCCACACGAGGCGGCGGACGAGTCGATGGTTTTCGCTCGATTGTCCACCGACATGAAATACTTGAAAAAAGGGGAACGAAATCGCGAAAACCCTACACACACACACATACACACAGATACACACAGATAAGTAAAAGTTCAACATAGCAGCAAAACAACAGTAAACTCACCCAAAGAATTTAAATAAGGACAGCAATCGCAAGATGTCAACGATGAAAACGTCGTCGTCGACATCATGGCTCCAGCCGAAAAAGGAGCTAAAGCAGTCGAAGCCATAAAAGCAGCTGGCGGAGTAGAAATGACTGGAGCAGGCATGGTTATGAGTATGGTAGCGAAAATGCGGACCATTTTATACGCAGTTGTGGATCGAAATCGTCATGACAATGCAAAAACCCAACAAAAATTGTCATGACAACGGGAAATAGCCACAGAAATTGTCATGACTACGGAAAATAGCCACAGAAATTGTCATGACTACGGAAAATAGCTACAGAAATTGTCATCACTACGGAAAATAGCCACAGAAATTGTCATGACAACAACGATAACGCGTAGCAAACGGCGAGGAAAACGTTGGAAACTTGAAGCAAAACGTTTACACTTTTTTGCTAAGGAAATGTTGCAAAACGTTTACACTTTTTGCTCTGGAAATGTTGCAAAACTTTACACTTTTTGCTCTGGAAATGTTGCAAAACTTTACACTTTTTGCTCTGGAAATGTTGCAAAACTTTACACTTTTTTGCACTTTTTTTTGCTCTGGAAATATTGCAAAACGTTTACACTTTTTGCTCTGGAAATGTTGCAAATCGTTTACACTTTTTGCTCTGGAAATGTTGCAAAACGTTTACACTTTTTTGCACTTTTTTCTCTGGAAATGTTGCAAAACGTTTACACTTTTTTGCTCTGGAAATGTTGCAAAACGTTTACACTTTTTGCTCTGAAATCCGGTGTGTCACACAAAGAAACAATGTTTTCACAAACTTTAGGAAATCCAGTGTGTCACACAAAGAAACAATGTTTTCACAAACTTTAGGAAATCCGGTGTGTCACACAAAGAAACAATGTTTTCACAAACTTTAGGAAATCCGGTACGTCAAACACACAAAACAGTGTTTTCCCAAAACTTTTCCTGTTTGTCACGTGATTTGTCAGGGAATACTCGAGCAAAATACGAAAAGCCGCACGGAAGTTGGAACAAGTGATTTTTTCCGTGGAATCCAAGAAAAACTTGTTCCCAAAACTTTTTCTGTTTGTCAAGGAATACTCAAGCAAAATACGAAAAGCCGCACTGACGTTGGAACAAGTGAATTTTTCCCAAAAATCCAAGAAAAACTTGTTCCCAAAACTTTTTCTGTTTGTCACGTGACCGTCAGGGAATACTCAAGCAAAATACGAAAAGCCGCTTTTACGTTGGAACAAGTGATTTTTTCCCTGAAATCCAAGAA